TACTTTATGGAGAACAAAGTCTACCAACGAAGAAAAGCCTTCGTTAAAGAGCAAGAAAAAGGATTCTTCGACAGACAAGAAGCAATCCCCGCCAAGCAAGACGACTTTATAAACCTTGTCTGTGCTAAGCCTGAATATAAGAATCGTGCAGAAAGAGAAGCTGAAATGCTGCCATAAAAGCAATGCATTATAGCCAAACAGAAGTTAACACTATTCTTGGTCTAATCCTCTGTGTTGTTGTTTTGTTGGTAATAATAGAGAGGCGTTAGATTCGGCCACTTTTCTGGCCGATACTTTGCTTTTTGGCCGTATCTATTAGGCTCTACCCTAATGAAACTAATCGTTATATTCGGTTGTATCCTTATAAAGTTCTAGCTGTGCCCAACCATGCCTGACGTAATCGTATCCCCCATCAACAAATATATTCCCACAGGTACACTCCTTAAAATCATGGCAGTAAGTGCTTTCTAGCTCGTCACCACACTTTAAGCATTTAGCACTGTTTCTAAGGATTTTCATTTTACCACCTTAAGGTTATTTCTGTTCTTGGGTCTTCAGAATATAACTTCTGAGCCTGTATCTTCCATATTTGCTTGTCATCTTTAAAGACAATTTCGTTACAAACATCAAACAAATATTTCAATAAATTATCTAAATCTTTCTGTTTCTGGTGTTTGATCTCATTAGATAACATAAGAGCTTGCTTCTTTTTAGATATGCTTTTCGGTATTGGCATAAAGAACGTTGCCTCTACCTCTAGGGGAAAGTCTAATACTTCTGTAACCTGCTGTGCAATCTGAAGTTTAGCATATGCCTTTGGTTCGTGAGCGAGATCGTAAGAGCTAAATCTTGTTACTCGTACACGTGGTTGAGCTACAGGTATTTGCCTTATTATTATTAGTTTTTCCATTCATCAGCCCTCACTTTCCCCTCTGTAAGCTCTTCAATTTTTTCCTTTACAAACTTACTTGGGTTTCTTTTTTTTGTATAATAGTTATATATGCACTGAGGGGTTACCCCCAGTCTTTTAGCAAAGAATTTGCCTGACTGACCGATGCTGTTAAGATAAGATTTTAAGTCCATAGAATTCCCATTGTTTTCCCATATGATATAACGTTGTTTAAATAAAAACAACAAAAACATTGTTATTAATTATAGCTACAAGCATAATGATGTTATCAACAACAAAAGGAGCTAATCATGACCGTATACGTTAACCTAGACACAGACGAAGCCTTTGAAAGATTCAAGGCTAAGTATGACGAAGCCTTGGAAAAAGAAGATGAGAGCTTTAACCTAGTAACTCTAATAAACAAATTTAATGAAGAGGAGAACAAAGATGGAAACTAAAAAAACATTTAAACAAAAACTATTAGCAGCAAGACGTAAAATCAGCAACCCTAAAAGGGGTGGAACTGACGCCTTTAAAAAAAGAAAGTATGTAACATTGCAAGATCTATACGATGAAACTATACCGGCTCTTTTAGAAGAAGGTTTAATACTAAAGAACTACAAAGACTTTAAGAACGAGAAGCTAGTTCTAATAACTAGAATAGAAGACTCAGATAGCGATGAGTTTATTGATACATTCGCCATACTAAACGAGTCTTTAAAGATTCAAGAGCATGGAGCTGAGCTAACATACCACTGTAGATATAATTTGGGATGCCTGCTATCTATTCGTACAGACTATGACGACGATGCCGAGAGCATTAAAGAAGTTGCTGTTAAGCCAGTAGCTTACATAACCCATGCACAGGTAAGAGAAATATCTAAAAAGCTTACCGAGCTTAAGAATGGAGATAGAAGCTCTATAATTACAGCAATGGGTACCGGCAATCTAAACGAAATTAAAGCTGATAAGTATAAAGCTATTATAAGTCTTATAGATAATACAATTAACCGTACAAATGGAGGTGAATAATGGGACTAGATTGTTATAGCAAACTTATAGTTGGAAAAAAGCTGATTCGTAAAGATGTTCAAGAGAGCGTCACTAGGTATAACGAAGAAACCGGAAAGCCTTTCTTAACGGTAATTTCTGAAAAAGTGTGGTTTTATGAAGATGGAACCGAATACCACTTTGAGAATGACGAAGACGAAGATCTTCACAGCTCATATATGGATAACGACAGTATGTATGTCGGCTATGTAATTGCAAAAACCGAAAGCCATAGACACACTGAACCGGTAATCAAGGTTGATTTGCTAGACTCATCAACACAGTCATTACAAGAAAGGTTTAGAAAAGCTTACAGCAGAGAGCCAGACTTTTATTTAATAACAGTTTTATCTTATTAACAACAAAGGAGAAAAATATGATACATACAGACATTATTCAAGGAACACCAGATTGGTTAGAGATGAGGAGATCTCACATAACCTCAACAGATGCAGCCATTATCAACGGAACTAACACCTTTCGAGGTAACACACCGTTTAAGCTATGGCAGCTTAAGATGGGGCTAATAGATTCTGAGCCTGTAACAGAAGTAATGACTGAGGGGCTTAGCATAGAAGGGGTAGCTAGAAACTGGGTTAATCGTACTAGCCAAGCTAACTTTGTTCCTGCTGTTGTAACCTCTGATCTTTACCCATGGGCAATGGCTAGCTTAGATGGATACGAAGAAACCAGAGATTATATAATAGAGATCAAGGGAGGAGCTAAGGCTTATGAGCTCGCAGAAAAAGGAGAGGTGCCCCCATACTATTACGATCAGATTCAACATGCTCTGTTTGTGACAGGAAAGGAATTCTGCAAATACATCTGTTATCGCACAGACAAAGAGCCAATTGTGATAGATGTACCCCCAAACCATTGTTACATTGAAACTCTTCAAGATAAAGAGGGTGAGTTCTATGTTAGCTTGTCAACAATGACACCACCACCTCTTGGAGAAAGAGACTATCTATCCATAGAAACAGAAGAAGCCAATGAGATTGCTCTTAAATGGAAGAGAGCCAAGGGCTTACTAGATGATGCCTTAGCTTATGAGAAAGAATGTAGAGCGCTTGTCTTAGAAGAGACAGATGATGGCTCGTGCATCTTCACAACAGCAGGTGTGAGAGTAGAGCGCATTAACAAGCAAGGGTCTGTTGATTGGAAGAAGGTCTGTGAGAAATGGAATATTAATGAAGCCGAGCTTGAGCCTTTTAGAAAAGCATCTATTGGATACCCTAGAATAGTTGCAATCAAAGAGTAATGGGGCTATTTGGGCTTATCTTTACTTTTTGGTACTTTGATAGCTTAAAGGAAAGATAGGCTCTTTAATGGTGCTTATTTATATGAACCACGTTTTGGTAATCAATATATGTCAAAACTCACACGCTTTCATAGGATAAAAAAAGGGGAGGCTTTTACACCCCCCTTCCACTCAAATTATGAACTACACGCTCTCCTACCCAAAACCAGGAATGCACCCCTATGTTTTGCCACCCAACCACGTAATGAAACACGGTCATTTTGCACAATATCTAACGAGTCTGTGCGACTGCGTTTTCCACACCTCGGAGATTGTGTGCCTCTATATTTAACAGAAATCTTAAATATTGAGAAGCTAAAAAGATTGTGTTATAACTAAAAAAGCCCCCAGATCAAGGGGGCTCTTAACAACAAAATAATCTTAAGGAATCGATCCTTAAAAGGAGATTCTAAGGAAACAAACTCACAAGGAGCTTATAACATGCTAGCCTCATGAACTAAAGGGCTAACACAAACAAACCACAAACGGCCAATGGCCAAAAGGAGCTCATTCATGACAGATAATATATCATATCAAGATCAAAATCAAGAAAGATTAAAACTATTTATGTCAGAGAAGAATCTTCCGATCTTTGACGAAATAAATCTAGATGGAACTATCCAAAGATACTCCTCCAGAAATAATAGCCAAAAGTCTGAGTGGTATAGCGGGAAAGAGATCGCACCACATAAATATATATGTACTTTTGCATCGTGGAGATGGCCAGACGAAAAACACACATGGAGATCATATGACCAAAAGGAACTTCCAAACGAGAATGAATTAATAGAAGAGATGAGGGAGCTTGTGGCAAAGGCTTCAGTAGAGAATCAAGATAAGGCTATCAAAGTAGCTCGGGACCTGTGGGAGACCTCAGAAACGTGCTTAAAACATCCCTATCTTCAAAAGAAAACTATCCATCCATTAAATCTAAGAGTAAACAACGAAATTCTGTTAATACCATTATATAATCTGGAAGACCAACTGGTCTCTCTTCTAAAAATCCACACCAACGGAGATAAGCGCTACTTTCAAGGTGTCTCAACGAAAGGGCTCTTTCATCCATTTGGAGACTACGCAAAGGCGAAAGAGATAGTCTTCTGTGAAGGATACGCCACAGGCTTTTCCATAAACATGTCTTTAGGATTGCCAGTTATATCATGTGGCTCAGCAAACAACGTCTGTTTAGTAGCCGTAGCTCTGCAACACAGATACCCAAAGGCCACACTCTTATTAGCGCAAGACAATGATGCAGCAGGAGATAAGGTAGCACTAGACTGGAAGAAGTATGTTAACGAAAATGTTTATAAGCCCAAAGTGGCAGGCGACGACTTCAACGACATGATGGCAAAAGAGGGGCCAGGGGAAATTAAAAAGCTTTTCTTTAAAGACATCATGGGCTCTTCGCTAATAAAATTCCTAAAGCTTAACATAGAACCCATGTTCTTTTACAACAAGCTACTTGCAAAAGGAACCATCAATGTTTTATACGCAAAAGCTAAGGTTGGAAAAAGTAGGTTTGCCTACGAAATGGCCTTTGCTCTTCCGCTAGGGCTTGATGCATTCACCTTTTCGACCAACAACAAAGCTAAGGTGTTATATGTGGACGGAGAACTATCAGATCAAGAGATACAATCAAGATTCCAAAGTTCCGTAGACAGGCTTGCAAAGGTTAATCCTTCCATAGATTACCCAAGTGAAGGCCTCTCCATAATTAAGTATGGTGATTTTAAGGAAGCTCTAGACGAAAAGATTAATCTAGCTTCACACAAACAGCAACAAGCGTTAGATCGTGTGATTAAAAAACACGACCTTATTATCTTCGATAGCTACGGATGTATTATAAAACCAACAGAAGGAGAATCTTATAAGCTAGACCAACAGGACTGGAAGGGGTTCTTTGAATGGATAAGAGATTGGAGGGACAGAGGAAAAACATTCTTAATAATAATGCACAGCACTAAAAGTGGAGGGCTAGCAGGAACCCAGATAATAAAGAACGATGTAGACAACCTGTATCGATTAAGCAAACCAGAGGTAAAAGATAGTCATGCTGCGTGTCACATGGTCTTTGAGTTCGAGGACTGTAGGAATATTCCACAGTATGACCAACAAACATTTGAAGCGAAACTTTTAGATAGAGATCCAAGGAATAACAAAAGCTTAGGGTGGGAATGCAACACACTTTATTAAGCGAAATCTATAATATTCACAAGGGTATGCTTGATATATATAGCCAAGTAGGGGGCCCCTTCGTAAGAAAGGGGGAGGGTATATATATTTGTGCGCCCTTCCGCCGTCCCGTTTCCTCGTGCCGTCGGCCACAAATATTTTACCCCCTACTAGGCCTCTTGTCAATCATAAAATAAAAAAAAGAAAGAAAAGGAAATAAACTTATGAGAATAAAAGACTTAGCTACTAAAGGGCTTCTTTTGGACATTCTTCCCTCCTCACAACTTCTATTGGAATGGCAAAGACCTTACAAATCTGAGGAAGAACAATACATAGATGCAAGGAAGGCTTTATATAAGAAGCTTAAGGCTTCTAATCATGGATACTTTAAAGCCGTGGCCTTGGCTATCAATTACTCGATAGGTGAGGTTTCATTGGTAAAGAAAGTTGGGGTCTTTCCTGCATTAAGAAGAGGAACCAAAGGACTTCTCTTGGAAGATAGAGCTTGCGAGCTTCTGCCTCTAAAGTGGCAAGAGCTATTTAAGAAACACTCGAAGGAGAACCTCACCAAGTTAGTGCTTTTCGATGGGTTTATTTTTGGAATACCCCTCAGCTATTTAAAGTCTAAGCCTGGAGTACTCCCCAAACAGCCCCTCCATTAAAATAATCTTTACGCTTTACACAATACAACAACGTAACGTATACTAGACTTAACTTTAAAAGTAGGAACAGACATGATAGAAAAAAACCTGTTAATAACAAAACTCATTGATGCAATGGAACTTATTAGATTAGAGCTTATGAAGGCCCAAGGTACAAATAAACTAGCCACAAGACGCTCAAGAACTAAACTAGTAGCCTTCGAGAAAATGGCTAAACAATACCGTAAGACTACAATCGCATTAGAGAAAGAGTAATACAATGGAAGTTGAAATCTTAGAGTACATCGAGGACCCCAGAGGTTTTAGAAGAGGCCTCATGGACATCAAAGTCATTTATAGCATCGATAAATTCGAGTGCTTCAGAGGCATGGGGTACTTTGAGAAAGAAAACCGTAAGTGGCTCACCTTCCCGAACACAAAACGCGGGGATAAGTGGGTGCCCTACTATGAACGTAGTCCCGAGATCAATAAGGACGTTATTGTCCTTGCACTGAAGGCACTTGAATCTCATCTAGATAAACCCCATGTAGCTAATGAGCAACTCCCAGAGGATAACTGCTTTCCATTTTAAACTTAAGGAGAATAGTTTATTGAAACACAAGCTTAAAGATTGCTGGGGTAAGGAAGTCATTGAATTTGATGATGAGGAAAACAGTATTACTGCCTTGGAAGATTGTCGGGTTTCACTTTCTGGCAATATAATATCAAAAGAAATAAAGGGTAAGGTTAAAAAATATGAGACTCCCTAATTTTAAGTATGTGTGGTTCAGAAGGTTTACTTGGCTTAGAAAGCTTTGGTATAAGTTTTTATTCTTTGTTAATAATGATAAAACATACTTCTACTTTCCCAATGCAACAGTAAGGGACTTTATAATTATAGACGCTCCAGATGCACGTTGTTCTATCTGTGGAGAGCCATTTGTTGTAGGTCAGCTTTACTTCGCATCAGGAGAAGAGGGTGGTTATTTTAACCTGCTTCTTAGCCATGACACTGATGGCACAAAATGTAAGTATGGAATCATGGGGGTTACTGTTACTGATGAGAAATGGAAGAAACAGTATTAGTATTTTAAAAGATAAGTCTTTTCTTATAAGCTCAGTCGTGGTAAGTGTTAAGTAATTAATTTAACACATGGTTAATTGGAGTTAGTATGGCTGCTCATAAGAATAATAGGTATAATGCTAAATATACCGAAGCAGACATTCAAAAGATCTCTGATAAAATATTAGACTGGGCATTAAATACCTCTGAAATATACATAGCCTCTTTTATATATAGGAATTATAAGAAAAATAAGAGTTGGTTACATAATCTAGGTAGAACTTACCCTTTAATGAAAGAAACCTTAGAAACAGTCACACAGCTAATAGCAACAAAGATTGCCAACCACTGCTTCGAGGGTGATAAAAATTCTACCTTTGGCGAGAAGATTTTACCGATGTATTGTTCTGAATATAAGGAGCTTTTGAAATGGAAAGCAGAGATACAAAAACAGCAAATTCAAGAACCAGAAAACAAATGTACGTTTAACACCTGGGCTCAACAGCAGAAAAACGGCTCGAATACTGACACAGAAAACAAGCCCAGTTAGAACTTTCAGCGAGATTAGACTTTTTACGGTGTCCTACTATTGACTTTCTTTAAAGCTACCTTAAGCTTCTTCCTAAATCTAAGCTCATCTATCTCCCGCTCAATCTCATCATGAAACTCTTTAGCCTTATCATATGAGCTAAAGACAGATGATAGCCTCTTAAAGCCCTTTCTACTGATCTCTACACGCCATCTATTCGGTCTGTATTCAGATATTGAGCCCATGCTTATTGCTCCTCTTTGTTTGCGTGTTGTATAGTCACTATATACTGTGGATTAACAACAAAGTCGTAAAAAATAATAAGCTTATTTCTTTTCTTTAGCCTCGAGAATTTCTCAATAAGTGAGTCAAAGGACTCTAATATTCCCGTATGTGTTGATGTGTTACCGTTAGAGTATGATATTAATATATCTGTGCTTTCTTCTTTAGACTTAGCTTTCATCTTATTCCTCCTTATAGCTCTCTGTCCATGTATGCCCATTGCTACATGTATATTCTTGGAATGTAGTATTTGGATCTTTTATAGACTTCCAGTTCCCATCTTCATCATAATAACCAGAGGGAGCATACATTAACGTTGAGGTACACTCACCTAAGCTTACTGTTGATCGCCTATTCTCTTTTTGACATTTAGGGCATTTCATCGTTATTCTCCTTTGGTTTATTTAGAAAGCCTTCCTAGATAAAACGCCATTACAAATGTTAATGTTGCGAGTATCCATGTCATCTTACATCTCCTTTAGTTTTGATCTCTTGTATCTATTAAGTTTCCTTCATCATCTTTAATGCAATAGAGCCTATACTCTCTTAAATGGAAAGCTGCTTCTTCTTCCCGTGCCTTCTGACATTCTGTACAGTCGCAAAACTCATCTTCTTGACATTCGTTATATTGTTTTAAATTATCTGCATACCAATCTAGTGTTTCTTGAGATAGCTTCATCGTAATTCTCCTTTAGTTTGTTGTTTATTCATTACTAGCAATAAATCTAACGTCTGATTTTAAGTTGTTTATGTCTTTAAGCTTTCCTTTAAATTTAAACCAAATAGTTTCCTTAAAGAAATGTTTAACCGTTTGTATGTCATGAGAACAATTGTTTTTTAAGGCTAACAATTTTAGTTTATCTGGTATCTTTGCGTATCTAGGAGCTTCAATAATACTTTGTATAGAAGCTTCTTCATCTTCGTTTGCTGTTGGATTCTTTTTAGCACTTGGTATATGTATATCTTTTATTTCGTCATTAATTGCGTTTTGCACAGCTTCTTTCTTCCACTCTAAGACTGTGCTTATGTCTTCATCCTGTATCAATTCATTGTATAGTGCTGTTTCCTCTTCATGTGGTATTTTTCGGACTTCTTTAATACCGAGTTGATACCAGTTTTTAATAAACCTGTCTTTTTTATTCATTTGCTCCTTAGGTTTGTTGTTCTCTTAAATTACCCTAATAATACACAACTCCTACAATTAACACAATACATCATCTTTCTTTTAATGTAAGCCTATTGTATACAAGGGTTAAGATAAGGAGTTGTGTGCCTACAATTCCATTGGCATTGAGCTTGAAGAAGAATATTGCAATATAGCCAGCAAGCGTGTAGAATATGAGAGGAATAAGACTAAACAGTTGGAGATGGAGTTATGGAATGGATAAGCGTTGAGGATAGATTGCCTGAAGATGAATCGTGGGTAGTTGTTTACTCAGATGAACCTTATATATCTTATTATTCTAAGGAAGGTTGGCTGCATTGTAATTGTAATTGTAGAGAAGGCAGTGGTCCTGAGGACCTTGAAAGAGTAACCCATTGGCAACCATTACCCTCACCGACAAAGGAGCAAACCAATGACTGAGTGGATAAGCGTTTCTTACAAATTCCCTCCAGAAAACACTAAAGTTTTAGGTATATATGCGATGGGAGTGTATGGAGCTGAGATCTTAAGCGTAACGTGGTCTAAAGAAGGCGGCTGGAGTGCACATGGTCTTGGCTATGACAAGCCCTTGACAATAGTATACTGGACACAGATGCTAGACGTTCCAGAGAAATGGTGGGAAGGAAAGGAGGAAACTAATGACTGAGTGGATAAGTGTTAAGTATAAATTACCAGAAGATGACAGATGGGTTTTGATAGGAAGTGCATCAGAAAAGCGTGTAGACATTGGAATTTACATGAACGGAAAATTTGTTCAACCAGATCTTCGTTATTTTGAACTTAAAGAAACAACCCATTGGCAACCATTACCCTCACCACCAAAGGACTAAATGCTAAACCTAAGCCCTAAACAAAAGCTAACACTTAAAGAGTCTACGGCCCGTATGAACATATGGGAAGGCGCTGTACGTTCTGGTAAGTCCTTTGCTAGTATTATTCGCTGGCTAGAGTATATCCAAGAAGCTCCAGAAGGAAACCTAACTATGATAGGGCGCACAGCAACCACAATCAAACATAACTTAGTTGATGAGATATGCACACTTATAGGAACAGATGCCCGATACTACAGTGGTAAGAACGAGTTAAACTTATGGGGAAAGAGAATCTATCTCATAGGCGCAAGTGATGAGCGTGCAGAAACAAAGATAAGAGGCTCCACCTTCGCAGGTGCTTACATTGATGAAGCTACATTAATACCTGAAAGCTTTTGGACTATGCTCCTTTCAAGGATATCAATCCCAGGAGCTAAAATCTTTACGACAACAAACCCTGACTCACCCTTTCACTGGCTAAAGAAGAATTACATAGACAGAGCTGATGAGTTAGACTTAAAGCTTTGGAAGTTCAAGCTAGACGACAACCCCTCATTAACAGAAGGTTTCAAAGACAATCTTAAGCAAGAATATAGAGGGCTGTGGTATCGGCGTTATATAGATGGTGAGTGGTGCTTAGCTGAAGGCACAATATACGACTTCTTTGATGAGTCTCTACATTGCATAGACTATCCACCTGGTCTAGCTGCTGAGTATTATGTTGGCGTAGACTACGGCACTAGCAACCCTTGTTCTTTTCTTCTATTAGCGCACAGCCCTAACCACTATCCTAATATGTGGATAGAGAAAGAGTATTACTACGACAGCGCAGCCCATAATCGCCAAAAGACTGACTCTGAGTATGCAATAGATCTTAAGAAGTTCATTGAGGGCTATCCTGTTAGATCTATCTACATAGACCCAAGTGCAGCATCTTTTAAGCTAGAGTGCCAAAGGAACCAGATACGCAATATCTTAGATGCAGACAACGAAGTATTAGATGGCATAAGGTTTGTAGCCGGCTTGTTAACAAATGGAACCTTAAAGATATGTAAGTGTTGCACTCATCTAATTAAAGAGATGGGCTCATATACTTGGAGCGATAAAGCGAGAGATCAAGGAAAAGACATACCTAATAAGCAAAATGATCATTGTTTTGCAGCTGGGACTATGATTAAAACGTTAAGCGGAGATGTTCCAATAGAACTGATAGGAAGAGGAGAAAAGGTATTAACACCATTGGGTTGGAAGACAGTTCTTAAATTATTTTGTCATGAAGGCGATGTTTATGAATATGAGATTCTAGGGCAAAAGATAAGATGTACTAGAGATCATAAGTTTTATACTTTAAACGGTTGGAAAGAAGCTTTCTCTATGATACCATCAGATATATATTTAATTGATGTAAGTAAACAAATATGTCTGAAGAACTCATCATTTTTAACGGAATCAAGTATAGAAGATACTTATCCTCCAAGAATTTATCCGACAGAAGCTATTACAGAGCGCATAAAGCAGATTGCCTTAATGGATACGGATATCTCCATAGAGATGTTTGGCAATTCTATAATGGAGAGATACCAGAAGGAAGTGTTATTCATCACATCAACGGAGATTCCTCAAACAATGATATTAGCAACCTCGAATGCATTACAGTTTCTGAGCATGCATCCAAACATTTTGAAATGCTTACAGAAGAACAAAAGGAAGCTGCAAGACTTCATTGTGCAAAAATTAGACCTCTTACAAAAGAATGGCATAGCTCAGAAGAAGGCAGAGAGTGGCATAGGAAACACGGAAAAGAAGCTTTTAAGGCAAGAAAGCCAAGAGAGTATATGTGTGACCAGTGTGGAAAGCTTTTCGAATCAACAAAACTATACAACACCCGCTTTTGTTCGGATAAGTGTAAGTCAAAGTGGAGAAAAACCTCTGGTGTTGATGATGAAACTAGAATATGCCAAACATGTAATAGAGAGTTTAGAATCAATAAATATTCAAAGTCAAAGTGCTGTTCCATCTCCTGTGGAAGAAAACTATATTGGAAAACAAAAGGTGTATAATCTTCACGTAGAGGATATAAGTGTTTATTATGCTGAAAATATACTAGTTTCGAATTGCCAAGACGCACTTAGGTACTTAACATTTAGTGCTTTCGGAAAAACAATGGGGTCTAACAACAGAATGACTCCCGAAGATTTAAAAGCCTTAAGAAGAAAAGCAGGAGTATTTTAGATATGCGTTATATAGTTTTAAACTTACTGTGTCTTGGTGTCTTAACTTATTCATTTACATTACTAAGTCATGAGAATAAAGATCAAGAGGATACAGAAGAATATCAAGACTTCGAGTACGAGCCTGATTATGACAAAATTATTAGGGACTATCAGAGAGATGTAGAAGTCCATAATTCATGGGATGCTTGGGGGGAAATGCCAAAAGTTACAGAGAAATAGGAAGTGACGCAATGTTGTGTCATAATAATAGTGACGCAATGTTGTGTCAATAATATGTGTATTGAGGAATAGTTTGAGGTAATTACTAGGTATGAAATTTGACGATTTAATTAAAGAGTGTCCAAACTTATACCGCAATGGAATGTGTTTTGAATGCGGTGAAGGGTGGTATGATCTCATCAGAGATTTGAGTCTTAAATTGGAAGATCTTATTGTTGACAATCCTTATACTTCTGCTAGTGAGTTACTCCCTACCGAGGAGACAGGGTTTCTTCCTTCTTTTTATGCTGTTCAAGTGAAAGAAAAGTTCGGCACGCTTCGTTTTTACATGAGCACAGAGACTGACGAGATGGAAGACCTTATAGAAAAGGCGGAGTTTAAAAGCGAGTCTATTTGTGAGATCTGTGGCAAGACTGGCGTCTTAGACACTTCTGGCTGGTGTAAGGTTAGATGTGCCACTTGCAGTCTACAAGAAAAGGCAGGCAAATGAGATTTCCGTATAATATAATTTACTTTTTCAGATATGAGATCAAATATTTCTTTCAGAGGGTTTTTAGGGGGTATGACGATCGGGCTATATGGGACCTGGATTATTATATAGCGACCAAAGTAATAAAGCCGTTAAAGCATTTCCGGGCTTGTGTCTGTGGGACTCCTATTTCCTTTACTGAGACGGAATGGCATGCTGTTTTAGATAAAATGATATATTCTATGGAATTTATTATTGAAGATAATTATTTGATAACGTCAGCAGCAGATAATTCTAGGATTGACGAGGGTTTGTTTCTATTTGGCAAGCACTTTCGGTCTCTTTGGTATTAGAATCAAAAAAAATACTTAACATTTCTACCAATTACATTTACAGTAAAGATAAAACATGTCTTAACTTAAACAGTTAATGAGGATTATCTATGGTTTATCAAACACGCTTAA